CTCCGTTTGGGGTAGGGCTGGGGTAGGGTTTAGGCTGGATATCGGCTTCCACTCATTTCCATTGGTTGTCGTGCTGGTGGGCGGGTAGCCTTTGATATGTCGATACTTTTCGCCACCGCTTTCCATTCATAGCAGTTCCTCGCCATGCATTGCAAGCGTCATATTCCCAGAAGCTATGTGCGTATTCGTGGCTGAGATATGTCTAATATAGACAATATCTCATATACTTAGCCATTAACTCCCTACCCAGGAAAGGCGCCTGGGTAGGGCCTGGGTAGGGTTTTTGCGCAGATGGGCGCGATAGGGGCAGCTGAAGTCCTCGCCAGACCAACTACCCACACTTCTCCCACACTTCTCCCACACTTGACTCGCCCAGCGCCCAGCGGCGGCCGCCCATGCGCATCCTGGACGCGCCCGCTACCCATGGCACCCGGCCAGCCGGGCGCACCACGGGCCAGCCTAGAGCCCGTTCTCGTCGAATCGCTCTGACAGCTTCGGCGCGCTACTTCGGCCGAGGATAAATTCCACATCGATCACATCCCCGTCACGCAGCTCGTCCCAATGCTGTCGGATGTGGTCGTGGGCTACCCTGTGGGTCGTCGAACGCCAATCGTATGGGTCATAGGAAACGCCGCGACACTGAGCATCGATCATGATCACGATTGGGTCACCCGGATCGCACGAGTAGCCGTCGCGCCGCAAGAGGTATCGCTGTCCTTCGTTGTCGGGCAGCGGCCGAATGCACATCACCGGGATGAAGGTCCCGGCGTCCCGAATTTCCAGCATTTTGACCAGCATCATTTAAGTTTCCTCGCTCTCGGCCAGGACCGCCACCGCGATGGCGCCCTCGGCGGGCTCAGCCCTGGTCGGGTGGTCGCGTTGGCCGTCCATTGTCCCCCCACGACTTCGACCGGATGCGCGGTATGGGCGCGGCCCGCACGCGCGGCGGGCCAACGTCCGCCGGGTCCATGCGCATGTCCTTCATTTTGCACCGCAGCGCGCGCGCCATATGCTCGAGCACCTTGACGGTGATCCGCCGATGCCCGTTCTCAAAATGATAAATGGCGTGCTTCGAGACCCCGATCGCCTGGCCGAGCGCGGCCTGCGTCATCAACCGGTGCTTGCGGATCTGCGCGATCCGCTTGCCAATGACCGCATCTCTCTCGCTGATTACCTGGCCCATCACCGTCGCTCCTCTTGAGTTAAGTTGCGTGTGATTGATCCCCGGTATTTTTCTCCAGCCGTCGTTACCGCCCCGATCCAATATGAAGCCAGGATGACACGCATTGCCACCAAAACGTGTAGCTATATGACTCCCATTTCCTCTTATAGCCGCCGCCGCTAGCGGCTCGGCCGGCGCCCGCCATCCATGGGTTGTGTCAATTATGATTCCTTTGCGCGATTTTCACGTTAATTTGACCCATAATTTCTTAGGGGCGTATACCCAAATGTTTCAACGGTACGGTGGGGTTGCAATGCCCCATAGACCAAAGCGCGCGCGCCCTCCGTCGATGACGCTGACCGAGCGCCAACGGCACGTCTTGCGCCTCATCGCGGACGGCAAAACGGCAAAGACCATCGCCCGCGAGCTCGGCGTGTCAACGACCACGGTCCTCGATCATATCGAGCGCATCAAGACCCATCTCGGTGCCGCCAACCGCGCCAACGCCGTCGCCATCGCCATACGGAAAGGGCTGCTGAACAACTGCCCGCCGAAGAAATAAAAAAAGCCCCGCTTGCGGCGGGGCCAAGTCATGGGGGGTAACGCCTTCACCTTACCGCCTAGTCATCGGGACTGTCGACCTCCTGCGGCATCGGTTCCGGTATCGGCCGAATGACCTTGTCCGGCTTACCGTCGTAGTCCTCATCGGTGATGTTCTGAAACACCAAGGCTTCGCTGGCCCGCCGCCGCACCAAGCCAGCCAAGACCTTGCCGTTGGCTTTATTCCAACGCTTAAACTCATCTGCAGCGCCTTCGAAATCCCCGGCATTGATCTTCTTCAGCAGCGTGGACTTCTGCAGATTGCCTTCGCCGCAGTTGTAGGTGAATGACACGAGCGCATCAAACTGCCACGGCTCCAGCTCGACCTTGACTAGCCTGCGAACCGCGTCCTCGAACCCATCCATGTCATCGAGGAAAGCGTCGTCGCACATCGCCTGCGTCCATCGCGAAGATTCGTCAAATTTCTCGCCGTGGTGATTGGTGTGGCCCCAGCCAATCGTCAGCACGTTGGCCGGACACCGGTAAGGACGAAACCGGTCGCCATCCTCCTTCAAACAGCTCTCGAAATGCTTGATGAGGTTCGCGCCGGCCTGGGTCAATGTGAGATTTTCATTCATGGGTTTATGTTTAGCCTCTTAGTCATCACGTCAACGATCCGTTCCAATCGCTGTTTATTGGCCTGCGTTTCTTTCTCGGTCACCGTCAAGCGATTGTTGATCTCAGCGAGATGCGGCGAGCCGCGCACTTCGAGCGTGGTCACGCGCGCCTCTAGCTCGACCATGTAGGCTGTAATGCTCAAGACCGCAGCTCCGATGGCAACGCCCTGCGCCACCAGGAAGTAGACCAGCGCCTGGTTATCTGCGAACCACGACCTGACCGAGGTCATCATGGGTACATCGCCTCGAGCGTATGCACGACCCAGATCCCGGCCACGAGGATCAGCGCGAAGCCGATGGCGATGATCCAGCCGCGCATCAGTATCTCCCGTAGACGGGATGCGGCAGCCCCGGACCCATACCCAATACACCAGCAAGCCAGACCACGATCGCGATGAGGCACAGCAGACCGACGATGACGCGGCCCCACTTCTCGATATTTGCGTCAATCGACCAGCCCATGAAGCTGACGATCAACCACCGAATCGCGAACGCCACGAAGATGACGATGGCTATATATAACAGCAGATACAGGAACGAAATGAGTATCGACATTGTTCGGCTCCTGATCCTTACAGGCTCGTTGAGTAGTTGATATTCAGCGTATCCCCGTTCACCACCGCCTTGTCGCCGGTCGAGAATGTGCCGGCCGACCACAGCGTGCCGTTGGCGTCGTCCTTGGTGGCGACCGCGCCGGTGCCGAAGCACAGGAACGCCCCCTTGACGGTCCCGGTGCTGGTGATGGCGAACGACAGCGCCGCCGACAGCGCCTTCGATCCCGCCGTCGCTGCGGACCAAACTGCGGTCTTGCGGTTGCCGGAATAGGCTGGTGCATTGGTGCCGCCGGCCTCGAGCCATCCCGAATGCGAAGCCATCGTGTCGGTTGCGGCGACCGCGGTATAGGAGGTCGACGAGATCAGGCCCATGAATGGCCCGGTCACCGTGTACGCTGTCCCGGCGAGGAACGAATCCAGCGCCAGGTTCTTGCCAACGGTGGCCACCACGTTGTCGATCACTTCGCGCCATTTAAGCTTGCCGGCGGCCCCGCGGCATTCGATCTCATAGCGGCCGTGCGCGTCGGCGTGCTCGCCGAGGCCGCTGCCGCGGATGACAGACGCGTCACTGGATTCGCGCGCCTCGGCGCGTTCCTCGGTCATAGGCTTTTCTCCGTTATGTCAAGATGATCTTCGGGTCTATGTAATAGGTCGTCGACGGCTTCGCGGCGCGCACCCGCGCGTGCAGGTAGCCGGCCATGCCGGGCTGCGGTGAGGACAGCGTGGCGGTGAGCTTGAAGGGGGACCAACCTGCGCCCGAGCCGCCGCCGTTCCAGGTCGAGCCATCCGACGCGATCGCAGCGTTCGCCGTCAGCAGATTGGCCTTGGTCGTGGTGACGATCGTCCCCAGCGGACTTCCAGACGACCCCAAATACTCGACCTCCAGCCAGATGTCGTCGTTGTTCGGCAGTGCCCCCGCGTTGACCGTCCCGCACACCGTCACCGTGACGTTCGCACCCGTGGTTGGATTCCAGATCGCGTAGGGCTCGGCCTTGAACGGCCGCAGCCACTGCGAGTTGGCGGTGGTGACGATCTTGCGCGATTGCGCTTGCCCTGTCGGATCGCTTGCGCCGCCGACGCGCGTGATCGCGGTCTCGGTCGTCTCGGCGCCCTCATATTGATAGCGGGC